AATCTGCTTTTACTGATCCTGTTAATTTTTTTATTTTAGTTTTACCAAATATGTATAGTGCATCTCTAAACTTTGCTAGTCCAGTAATATTAAATCCAACATTGATATTACCTGATCCACCGCTATTAGTAAATGCATCATCATCGTTAGGCTCACTAAATAATAGTATGTTTGGACCTAATCCTGTCGTAGGAAATCCAGCATAGAACTGATGATTTTTAAAATCAGTAGTAAAAGAAGCACCTGTAGGATTGTAATCTCCTCCTGTTGGATGAACCGTAAATGTTGATCCACTTAACTTACTAGGACTATTAGCACCGTCACATATTATAACTGCTTCAGTACCTGTAAAAGAATTTGTATTATGTCTTAGTTTATCTACATCAACAGATGATATGTTTGATACTACCGTTGTCCATCCTGTAGATGTATATTTCCATACACTGTAAAACTTACTATAGTTTGCTGTTACTGAAGACCCACCTCCACCACTAACTGTAGAAGTAGCAGCGGATGTAAAGGTAACGGTATAACTATTTGCATCAGGAACTGTAACAACTTGCATCTCTACAGAGTTAGGAGTAAGACCCCCTATTGCATCACTACCAGAAAAAGTTACAAAGTTTCCTACAACTAATCCGTGTGAAGTATGTGCGACTGTTATGGTAGAACTTGTATTTGATACACTAAAAGGATTAGACCCTAGTGTCTGAGTTCCATTGTTTGCTGTAAATGTTACTGAACTACCTCCACCAGTAGCACCAGAACTAGCATTAGAGGTAAAATTAACTGTATAACTATTAGCATTAACTACAGAAGCAATAACCATTTCTACTGAGTTTGGTGTTATACCTCCAACAGCAGATGATCCTGCATATGTTACTCTATCTCCTACAGATAAACCATGACTACTATGTGTTACTGTTATTGTAGGACTACCACTAGTAACAACAAAAGGATTAGTGCCTAATGATCCTGTAGTATCTTTTAAATTTCTTCTGACTGCATACGGTACACCATCTAATATCCATATGCCTATTACTTTACCTGAACCAGCAACAGTACCATAAGTTGAATCATAGTCTGCATAACCATTAATTCTTCTATAACCACCAAACTGTGATATTTCCATATTTAACATACGAACTGCCGAGCCTGGATTAGATCCAGCAAGAGCTAAAGCATCCTCGTTTGTGAATAAACCACCACGAGATAATACCGTTACGTCTTTTAACGCATCAGCCATTATAGATTACCATGTGGAACTGCTAGAAGTCTCCCTACTCTCGTATCTCTTACATCAGTAAATCTGTTAATTAATAATGTACGCATACGATCTATACCCTCTTCAAACTTCTGTTTGGTTATAGCTGCCTGTTGTGAGTTATCTCTAAACATATAAGTATGATACAATGCTCCGTCTATAACAACGTGTTTAAACTGATCAGGAACACTCATGGTATCTGTAGTACTAGATAAATCAGAGGAGTAAGCAAAGTAATTATAATTTACTGTGTACCCAACATCAGGTATGGGAGTAAATCCAGCTTTATTAGATAAGGTTCTATATACATACACAGGTGTTGTATATTCTTCTGATGTTGCATTACCATCTCTTTGATAAAACCTACTTAGGAATGTATCATAGTTTATTAGTTTTAGTATTTTAGCATCAGCATTAATACTATCGTCTTTAGCGATACGAAAACTATCCCAATCAGCTATTTTAAAATCAGTAGCAAGACTATACTCTGCTGTACCTGCAACTAATGTTAGAGAAGCAGAAGTAAAGTTAAATGGAAATTCAAATTCTTTTTGAGATATTTCTTGTAAGGAAGCATTTACTGCATCTTTAACTTGAGCGCGAAATCCTGTAGCAGTTGGAAAATCAGTTGCACTTAACTCAACTTCATTTAAACGTCTAAGTGTATCATTAACTAATGTTAAAAATGTTGTAGCCATATCTCGCCCAAATTAAAGAAGGGGGTAGCCCTAATTAAAGAAACTACCCCACAATACTTTATGCTAACGCATCTCTCGCAGCGGAGGATGCTTCTGCTCCAGCTTCATTGCAATCAATGAGTGTAGCATAGACACGAATCCTTCCTGTAGAAGGTGCTGCTCCTGCTAACAAAACATCAATCGTATCAGTAGTTGATACAAATTGTGTATAGGTTGAAGCAGCTGAACCAACAACAGTGTTAGTTTGACCGTTCGTACCTTTTGCACAGAAACCTGTTGATGTTACGTCTGCACCATCAATAATGTCATCACCTGCTGCAAAGTCGATATCAGCAGTTACAGAAGAGTTAAATGCTTTCATAACTTCTGCACCAGCATTAAGTATAAGTACTCCTGCTGGTATTTCTAGAAGTTGAAAGATATCTCCATCTGCTCCTGAGTATCCTTTTGCAACCATGTCATCAATGTCAAGATAAGCCTCAACATTGTACATGAAATGGTGGGTGTTTTGACCTGGAAGAATCGCAACGCTGTCTGCTCCTACGCCTGTAGTAGAGGAGCTTGTCATATCATAAGTAGCCATGATCTATTCCCCTTAACCTGCTATGTTGTAGTGAGCGCGAACAAGTGCTTCAGGACGAAGAACTTTGCGACCATACAGATGCATACCACGAACGATGTCAGCAAAGCTGTCATTGTCACGATAAGATTCAACCTTTTCAATCTGCGAAGCAGTTGCAACAGCAGAGTCATGACCAGCAACAATAGCACCATAATGTGCGCTTGAACCATTAGTATCAATGGTAGCTGGACCTGTTCCTACTGAAGGAAGGTTGTTTGACATATAAACTCTGAAACCACGAATCAATCCGCTTATGATGCGTCCATTTCTAAGAATGTCCTTGTCACCAGAAGAGAAATCGTTATTCAATAGTTTAGAGTTTTCGTCATTAAGCTGTTCAGCGAATACTGGATCGACAACAACCCAACGTCCATCACGGTCAACATTTTGCTGATCTAGTAGACGAGCCATACGGTTTAGCACTTCCAAGGGAGTTGCTTCACCAGTAGATCCATCTGCATGGGTTGCGATTGAGTCGGTAGCAGCACCACCAGAAACAAAGCTGTTACGAGCAATTAACATAGATGCTAATAGACCGTTGGCTGCTGCTCCTGCAATAGGATCAGTACCTGATTTATCAGCAGCTACTCGTGCGGTTCCAGCATTAGCACTAAGCGTAGCTTGTTTGAAACCTGTCAAGTAACCTAGAACTTCTTGGTCAAACTGGTCTTTCAAGCGATATCCTGCTCGATCAGTTGCCATTGATTCAAAGTTCACATGAGAGTGAGCTTCTTCTATGTCATCGATCTTAAATGCAAAGTAGTTAGCTTTGTCGATAACGAGTGAGAAATCATCGTCTTCAAGATCTTGTGGAGTTACTTGAGTTCCACGAGCATACTCTTTAACTGTGATTTCTGGTTCTTTGATGATACGCACTGTATCACCGAAATTTGCGATCTCACCAAAGTAATCACTGTTGGTGATGTCCTCGCATATACTGTTCTTACGGAATGCCGACTGAACCTTCTTACTGTAAATTACAGGTGAGAAGTTGCCATTCGACAGGTTTCCATAACCAGCAGCTGTCTTAAAAGCCATTAATTATCTCCTATGTTGGCTATAAATAAGTTCAGGGGCATTTATTCTTGGGTATCCAAAAAGGGGGCCAATGCAAAATGGTGTACCTTTTACTTATGGGTAGTGAGAGTTTATTTAGTTGTCCTAATAAAAGGGGTAAATAAACTCTATTAAGTGATGACGTATTATATCATATTGAAAAATACTTGTCAAGTAAAAAATTACCTAGCAGCACCACTTTCGTCATAATCAAAGTTTCCTGAAGATATAGCTTCCTGTATTTCATCTGAGAACTTTTCCCACTGTTGTCCAGAAAGTTTTCTTACTTTAGATTCAGACCACTTTGTTTTACTATTACCAGTAGGTTCTGATGTTTTCCTACGAGTAGTAACTGTTCTAGCTGCTTCTTTAGGGTTAGATTCACCTCTATCGTTAGCAGTTTCTAATTTATATAATGTAATCGCTTTAGCAGCAGCTTCAGGATCATCATCATTTTCATAGAGAGCCTGTTGTATCATCTTGGGTTGTTTCTCAGCCCACTCATGAAATTCTGAACTAGATCTAAGCTCATCATAATCTGGATGTATTTTGCTTAATTTAGTTTCAGCAGCTTCTCTATTTACTTTTTGTTCTTTTTCGGCTATGTAGGATAACTTTTCCTCTATATCCTTAGTGCTTTCTCTAGCTTTCTTAGTAGCAATAGTTTCTACTACTTTAGCTACATCAGGATACTTATTAGCCCAATCTTCTATTTCTTCATCAGTTTTAGGGAGTCTTACCTGAGTCTTAGTAAGATTAGATAGCTGATCTCTAACAGCCATAACTTCTTTTCTATGCTCATCCTCTTTCTTTTGTAGATGTCTTCTAAGATCTCCATAACGCTTTTTAAACGTCTTTTCTTCTGGATGTTCAGGTTCGGCTTCTACCTCTTCCTCTGATCCTGCTCGTTGTTTTTCTAGTTCTTCTATTTCTCTTTCATCGTCTTCTATTGTATTTTTACGATATTTCATCGTAGTTACTCGTGTTGGTTCTACAGTCATGTCTGACATTTTTTACTCTCCTTACTGGGGCTATTAGTGGCTCTACCTTATTGTAGAGGGTAACAGGTAGCCATACAAAATAGTATTATTTATTCTGCGTAATCGTCTGTAATTCTTTCAATTGCTGATTCTGTTAGCAAACCTTTAGTTTGGTTATCTATAGGTTGACCTTTTCTATCTCCTTTAATGTATACAGCGTTTTGAGGATCAGTCATCTCACCTTCTGCATTTCTAAAACTACTAATTGCAGCAGCTAATTCAGATCCTTGCTCTATATCATAAGAACCATCATCGTACTGTTTAAGACTTCCTTTAAACTTGTCTCTCATATCTTCTTGATTACCTAAGTCTAATCCACCGATAATATCTAAAAAGTTTTGTCCTTGTTTTCCACTATAAAAACCTTGTTGTGGTGCAGGTTCTGGAGGAGACATCATACCTCCTTCAACACTTGGAGATGGATTATCTAAACTTCCATAATATTCTTCTATACTTTCAGGAGTACCAAATTCAGCATCTTCATTTCTAGGATCTCCTGGTGGAAATCGATTAAAGCCCATTATTGGACCTTCAGGTACAGTAGTAGTTGTACCCCCTTGATGCATTGTTACATAACTTGGAGTTCTCATTAGTCCACCTTGTGCAACAGCAGATACAGCATACTGAGGTTTGCCCTGTAGTGGGTTAGGTCTATTACGAGAATTAATATACTTATCAATAAACCCTACACCTTCTACATAGGTTTTATCTTTTTTCTCTGGGCTTAGTTCTTCTTTAATTTCTTTAGATAGTTCTTTAAATTCTTCAATTTGATTTTCTGAGTCAGTTCCTGCTGGGCCTACATCTGCACCTACTGGATCTGTTACTCCATCATTTTCAGTAGTTCCAGCTGCTTCATTTCCTGGTTCACTAACACCTCCCTGATTACCATCATCAGGTATAAACACTGGAATACCTTCTGGACTTAACTTTTGCTCACCGTTCTCATCTAGTCCTCTACCTGCTTCTTGTAGGGCTTTGATCTCATCTTCTTGTAGATAAGCCATTAGATGAGGTACACCATTAAATTCTTGAGCTACAGGAGCATTCATCATAGGTGCTTCTGGCATTGGTTCAGCTTCTTGAGGAGCCATTTCATCAGCTAACTCAGGGGGCATAGCCATTTCAGGTTCTTCAGATGGCATCTCTTCCATCATCATATCTTCCATCTGCATAGGCATACCACCTTCTTGCATAGCCATTCTAAGACTTCCGTCTGGTCCTATAACCATACCACCTTCAGCCATTACTGGTTTATTATCTGGATTAAGTATGGGGGAACTAACTGGACTGTCTTTATCAGTCATACCACCTCTTGCCATTTGAGTCATCATGGGATTTACCTTTTCTATTTGTACTGTTTCTATTATTGCTACTTTATCGTCAGATTTTTCTTTCTGATCTTCTTGAGGTTTTTGAGGTCTACCATCCTCATCTACGTCTACTATAAGTCCTTCATCCTCCATACAAGCTAGACCATGTTTAGCCTCTTGCATCA